CTGTTGGTGTTTTTGCAGGTAATAGAAATAATATTACTATTTCATTTACTAAAGGATAATTTTTAATTGAAGGTAATAAGGGAAGAGCTGTTGATGTTTGAGGTAAATTACCTTGTAATTTATTTACAAATTCAAATTCTATGGTTCCAAGACCATTCCAATTACCATATTGGACAAATTTTGGATGTTTATTATCTAAAACAATATCAACTACTCTTGCAAATATAACTTTATCTGCTAATTCTGATATTGAGTTTGAAAAATTACTTGTATTGTCAACACGGTTATTTATCTCATTTAAACCCGCAAATCCTCTTTTAATCGCCATTTTTTTCTTCGAAATTAGTATTTAATTTATCTAATTCAGCCATTAATTCTTGTTTTTCTTCTTCAGTTATACCTAATGATTCTTCACCACCACTATTATTTAAAGCACGTTGAATTATAGTAGCCATTTTAATTAATTGTTCATCATTTTTAACACCAATTTCCATATAATCTTTAATTAAAGGAACTATAAGTGTAGCGTCACCTATATCAGCTATTAAAGGTTTTAATTCAGAAATTAATCCTGTTATTTGTTTTTCTTTTTTCTTTTGATTATCATATATCTCTTTTAAGAGATCAGAGTAGGATTTTTTACCGAAAACTTTTTTATCTAAATGACTCATAATTATTAAATTTACGGATATAAATATGGAAAATTAATCCTCTTGAAATTCTACATATCCTGTGTCTAAAAAATAAATATAATTATCTTTAAATAAATTATAAAGTCTGCCTGCTATTTTTGTAATTTTAGGTGTTTTAACTTCTAAATTATGAGTAGCCATTATTTCTCTAATATAAATATAAAGAGCTTTTTTATTAAAAATTTCTATGTTTTCTCTTTTTCTAAATAATTCAAGAATTGCATCTGCTATCTTAGCATCATTACCTTTAGGAAAAAATTTTTCAAAGTTATCTTCAACATATTTAATATATCTATCTATAAAATAAGATAATTTTTCTATTTCTTTATCATCTTCTATATTGTAGGAATAAGTCTCATTTTTATATAAATCTTCTACTGGGGCTTTATCTATACGTTTTTTATAGTTTTTATTATTATATAGTATAAGCCATCTTTTTACTATAGTTCCAAAATATGAATATGCTTTAGCTCCTTTACTTGGATCAAATAAATGTATTTTTGAAAGTAAAAATGTTATTATTTCATGTTGTAGATGTTCAATTTTATCTACTTCTGTATAGTAAAATTTAAAAGTATGGATTATATTTTCTGTGAGTTTAAAAAAAGCATAGTGAATTCCATCATTATATATCTTACTTTTTTTCTCAGTACATTCAGTATTATTATATAATACAATAGCATCTTCTGTTTCTTGAGTAAAGTAGTTTTTACTCTTAGGTCTTCTTTTTTTAGCCACAATCACTTAATTCTTTTTATCTTAAAATCATTTAAAATATCTTGGATTGATTTTATTGAAGTAAAAAAGTAACCTACTTCATCATCAGATTTAAATGTTCCTTTCTCATCTATTTCTTTTAATTTTTTATCTGATGCTTCAATTGTTCTAGATAATTGATCTAAATAATTTAAATATTCTGCTAGTATATCTTCTTGTTTCTCATTCTTTTTCATTAAATTAAAAGTTGTGAATAAAAAAACACCTAGCAAAATTGATAGTATTAATATTATTATTATTGGAGTTTCCATTATAAACTGTCTAACATATTTTTTAAACCTTCACTTTTAATAGTACCTAAAGCTTTGGATTTAAGATCTGTTTTATTTTTTGTAACTTTAAAGTTTTTAACTTTAGATTCTTTTTTACCAAATTTAGGCAACCATTCTTTTTCAAATTCAATACGAGCGGCCATTAAATCAGCTTGATGTACTATATAAATCAAAGATGTTCTTGGTTTTAATTCTGGCATGAAAGACTTTAAATAAGGTTCATTAGCAGGATCATATAATCCATCATGTAATCTTATTGCTAACCATTCATTTTTAGTTAATTTAATGTCATTGTCTACTAGAAGTTTTATACTACGTTCTGGTACTGACATAAAGGCTATAGAATCATTAAATTGATACATTTCACCTAAATTCTTTTTTCTCCATTCATCTTGAGATGGTATATGAGCATAATTATCTTCTTCTCCTAATTTACCTAGGTCATGATTTAAAGCTGAGAATACAAGTTCTTCAACTGTATAATTTTGTTCTGCTCCAAATTCAACCCATATTTTATTAGTTGCTAAAGCACCTTCAATTACACGGTTAACATGATCTACATAACCACCTGGAAATGAGTTATGATATGCTTTTTTATGAGAAGCAGGCATTAACATGATTTCTTCTTCATGTTTTTTATAAAACTCAATAAGTTTTTCTCTTCTAGGATCTGAGATGTAAGCATTAATATAACCTAGCATCTTTTCCCAATTTGATTGTATTTGTTCTGCTGATAGATTCATATTAATCATTTTCCCTTTCAATTATATCCTTCATATCTTGAATCATTTCAGTAATATCTCTCTGAGTAGAGTTGATAGATTCTTTAGTTCCACCTCTGTGAATTTCCATATCAAGTTTCTTAAACATTCCATCTAATGTCTGTAAACGTCTTTGCATTAACTTTTTATTTCTCATATCTTATTTTTTAATAAAAACTGTGAGAGCATCCTACCCCCCTTATATCAACCGAGTCACTTATCTCGTTTCTTTTTTTATTATAGTTTCGAGTTTATTAGTCTTTCTGAAACCCGTATCTATAATATAACATCTTATTTCTTGGGGGCCAAATTATCTTCTAGGAAAGTTAAAATTTTTTGGATAAAGGCACATTTTTCATATTCTTCCAGTCCTTCAAAGAATTTTAATGTTAGGTTTAGTGCTTTTTTAAACTTTTTTTTATTTTGAATTCTAATACAATCTCTCCAAATTTCTTTTTCTAAGTTAGTTAATTTTAAAAATTCCCAACCTCTATAGAAAGCCATATGTTGTCCTGCTTCTTCTAAATCATCAAAGTCTCCTAATTCAGGATCAGATTGTTTAAATAAATCAATAAGTTTTTCTTGAAAATTAATATGATTTAAAATTATTTTTTGAAACATTTTTAAATGATAAGTAGGAGTAGTTCTGAATTCATCAAACCCCAATATCCCTTGAACTTCTTCCTCAGTAGGATTTGGATAACGGTTTTTATCATCACCACCAAACATTTCAAATATTTTATTAATGTCAATCATCAATTATAAATATGTGAAAAATATCTTGGGGAGGCAAGTTTAGTTTAAATTAAATTTTCTTAAACTACTTAAATTTTTAGAATTTTTATTATTTTCTTTCAAATCAATTAAAACATCTTTAAGACATTGAGTATATCCTCTCATATAAAAAATTTGACTCATTGAATAATCATCAGCATTATCCTCTAATTCTCTAGTATTTAAAATAATAGCTTGTTCTAAAATATCAATATATTCATCCATATTCAATGTGTATGATTATAAATATGAAAACTTGAATTTTAAGTAAAAAAAAGCCCCATATAAGGGGCTCATTTTAGATTTTAAAAATTTATTTTTAAGCTACATATTCTAAAGCTAATTCAAATAATTCTTTATTAACTTTTTGATCTTGTTTGAAATTTTTAATCTGTCTTGCTTTTCTAGTTTTACCACCAGCAATATAATTAAAATCTCCATCAATTACTTTTTCTTGAACAACATTAAATATTGACCATAAATCTTTTCCGTTATCTTCTACTCTAACAGGTGTTAAAATATCTTTAATATCAATTTTAATTCTTTTCATTTCTTTTTCATTAAAACGAGTTGTTAAAGCTTTTTTAGCAAATTCAACTGCTTTTTCTTCATTCAACTCAGTTTCTTGCATTTTATTCATTGATTCAACAGTTAATGGTAATTTTTCAACCATATCTTTAATTTTAACTTGTAACTCTTCAAATGAATAACCCATATGTCTCATTTTAACATCTTCAAATTGTGTGTCTGAAACTACTAATCCATTTTCACAAATCATTCTAAATAACCCTGCAGTGAAAGTAAATGCATTTTTACCATCATGACTATTTGTTAATAATACTTGTGGAAAAACTGTGTCTCCATCTTTACCATTAATTACAACATCTGGATTTCTAAATACTACTAAATGTTTTTGATAACCTTTTGTACTATTTTTTCTAGCTTTAACAGCTTTTGCATCAACAACTTTCCAACCTAATGTAGCCATATCATTTATAACTTTACTAGTTGGGATATGAGTGTAATGTTTTGATACTTCATTACTTGCCTTTTCAGCAAAAATAACTGGGCATACTTCTCTTAATTCTTTTTCGTTTAAATATTCACCTTTTTCAAAATCTAACATAACTTTTATTTTTTTAATTTATACTATTTCTTAATTTTCTTATGATATAAATATAACATCCTCCTCTACGGGAGCCAAGCACCTGTACAGGAAGGGTTAAGGGAGGTTGCTTAGTATATTTATTTATATGAGTAAAAAAACATGGGATTCAATCTTTAAATCTTTAGTTAGAGATAGAAAATTAACACCAACTGAAAGATTAGGAGCTAGAGTTGGTTATATGGGAGCTGGATTTTTAATAGCAGTTCAATGGACTATAGAACCACTATTATATATTTTAGGTTTTATATGTATATTATTTCAAGTTATAATACGTATACAATGGAATTTAGTTGCTTTAAATATTAATGGTTTATTTGCGTGGTTAAAACATTTTTTCTTTTAATATGCTTCAAAAATTAAAAAATATAGAAAAAGTAGGTGATATACCAAAAATTATTTGGAGTTATTGGGATAATGGAATAGAAAATGCTGGATACATTGTTAATAAATCATATTTATCTTGGAAGAAATATCACCCTGATTATGAAGTTATATTTTTAAATAATGATAATCTTAATAAATACATTAATATAGAAAAATATTTTCAAAATATTAATTTTGAACAATTTGATCACTTTAGTAAGGTGAAAAAAGCAGATCTAATTAGATGTGTTTTACTTTCTGAATATGGAGGAATATGGATTGACTCATCTCTTATATTAACTGAGTCATTAGATTGGTTATTAAAATCAGATAAAGTATTATTAGATGGTTTTCCTACCATTAATACATTAGAACCATCTAACCTAATCTCAAAAAATAATAAAAAAATAATTTGTTTTTATCATGAAGGATTCACAAGAAATTCTAATTTTCCATTAATTGAAAATTGGTTTATAGCAGTATCAAAAAATAATAAATTTATGTCTTTATGGAAAGAGGAATTTTATAAATATTTAAAAATTGGTTTTGATGATTATTATTATAAAGAAATAAATGAAAAAATAGATTTGGAAAATTTTGAGGATAATGATTTTAATCCTGCATATCTAACTATGCATGTATGCGCTCAAAAAATTATACAAGAAAATCCAGAATTATTAGAAGAAATGTATTACCTTTATTCATCATTTGCTCCATTTAAAT